AAACCGTTGTTGATCTGATCTGTACGAGAGATCCACTTGATCTGATGAGTGGCAAGGTCGGAACAGGGAGCAAAACCGGGAAGATGCATGATGGTTGGTTGCTTATGTGAGTAGGGGTCAGGAAGGGACGGTTCGTAATCACTTCCTCAGGGTTGAATTGAAGTAACGAGTGAAGCATAGCACCAGAATGATGCCAGTGGAGACGACACCAACCAGTCCTAGAACTGTAACAGCGTCACCTGTGAATGAATAGGAAGGAATCATTAGGCTCAATTTCGGACACACACAACATAAGTCAAATCAAGGCTCATAAAACCTCATCTGTGCCACTTTCCAAACCGGCCATAATCAGCTTGGCACCACCTCCAGCCATGATAATATGCAAAGCTGTTGTCTGATGAAATGCCTCAAGTAATACCCACATGAATGTACATGCAAGTGCATAATCAAATGTATGTACTATGATTGTAGAAACCCATTCTACAATCGTCTCAACGTTTTTGTTTTGCATAATAATCAACTAGATTTTTATCGGTGTAAGTATGATCCAGCCCAATCTGCACGTTGATACATTTCAGTGCGAGATTGTTCATCTAAAAGATTATATCGTATTCCTTTTGCAGGAGATTTCCAACTTGCCGATTTATAGACATCCCCATTTGTTAAATCTACAAAGGCATGAGCACTTTGATGTTGATTGAAGTTACATACACGAACGATTTTTGCGTACTTTCTACCCATCTGTACCACAAATTGATCTACACCTTCACCCATACACAATTTATCAATCTGTTCTTGATGATATTCTACATTAACACCTGTAGAAATAGACTGACGATGAATTTCAATGGAATGGGATTGATAATTGGTGCGAAGAACTTGACAATACTGGTCAATCAAATCAATCAAAGTTTTAATTTGAGTTTGTGCAAGTGGTTGCTTTTGTTTGAACTCGTAGAAATCCATAATGCAAATGCGGAGTTTTGTGATAATGTGGGACAGTATTATTCTGTCCCACGCAAATTACATATAATTTCCGCAATTCCCCCAAGCATCTCCGGCAGTCATATCATCGTATTCAAGTTCTTCTGAGTCAAAATCCTCAAAAGTTTCAAAAAAACTTTCCCAAGTGTTCTGTTCAAAGTCCAAGGTAATCTCCATTGGGGTTGAGTGTGACATTATGCGTATTCGGTATTAAATTGCAGATCCTGTTTTAGAATTAACAAATCCTCTTCAAGCAGTTCTCTTTGAGTTTCATTGATTCTACCTCGTTTGAGTATTTTCTCAATACGACGAATCTCTTTTTTGAGTTGGCAAGTGTCTTTTGGATAGTAGTAGCTCATGTTATAAAGGGAATATGGGGAAAGTTAATTCCCCAGGTATTAGACGGTGACGACGATTTTGAGAGATTCGTCTTCACGAATGGAACGATTTACAAATTTGCCGACAGAACCCTCTGGATCAGCAATCACAGATTCAAGGGCAGAAACCCAGTCTGGATTTGCAATCTCATAGGTATACTCACGACCGTTGTTGAAGGTGATGTTGGCAACATTGTCGCTAACAGCAATCTTCTCAATAGCACTAGACGAAACTTTGTAGGTTTTCATTGAACAAAGGATAGAGTGAACAATGGAGTCTTTGAGGCGCTGCCATTCCTATGCGATCATTCTAGCAGACTATCTCAAGCCCATTGCGATAGTGGTCATAAATCGTTACAAGGAAGTCCTCGTAATGAATTACAGCTTCCATAATCTCTTCTTCATTTTCTGGGCAGTTGGCAATACCTATTTCTTCACAGAGTTCATTGATACAGATGTCTGCTGCGGTTTCATCCGCATCAAACACATCCTCAACGACTAGCTGATACTCTTCGGCAGTGGAAAGTGTGTGAATCATTGGAATCTGAGTGAACATGCTTAGTATTGCAAGTCTGATGGCGAATTGGTAGAGTCTTATGCCAGTTGTTCAACTGACATATTAGGATGTGATTTTTGAAGAATAAACAAAAAAATTGTCTTCCTTGCCCCACTCAGCAAACTCTTCTCCGATTGAGAGTGCATCATCCACCCTCCCCTCTAGAGTAAGATCCATCATACGATTAACTGCCCAACCTAAAATATCATTCACATAATCTGTATAATCTTGCATATCAAGTAACAAACTGTTCAACAATCCGGGAAGGTCCAGGTTCAACTAGATTAAATACCTGTGCGTTTTTGATATTTTTTCTCAATAAGGAGTTATACTCAAAATCAATTTCATCCTTATCCGCTGAAAGAAGATCATAACACTCCTCATCAGTTTCAGCTACAACGGCAACTAGGCCACCGTATTCGCTGCGTGGAAATGGTACCCAATAGTTAATCAAATACATTTTTTTCATTAGTCTACAAAAAATTCCTCAAGATAATAGTCAACAGTTATTTCTAGTTCCGAAGCAGCATCCTCAACAAATGCCATAAATGCTTCAGCACATGCCTTTTCGCAAAATAAATCTAGTGTGGAATCATACATCATACTCGTGCGTAAAGCTCAGCGAGAAGGTAAGATCCATCAGCACCAATCTTAACACAATCCCAGCCCTCTGGTGTAAAAATGAAAACCATTTCACAATCACATTTGTAGTAATAGTCTATCATTTCCTCAGTTCCAGAAAATGTGCGTGAATAACAGACTTCTGAATAGAATATTGAGCTATTACAATCAGGCATAAGCAAGTTGATGTCACCATTTTCAACTAGATCATAAACATCTTGACTACTTGTATAGTTTTGAATCAAAGTTTCAATATCCATTTTATTGCAGTAGACTGTTGCGATTGTGTTGTTATCAGTGACAACACCAATACCAGTTCGGATCATGAGGCTCCTAGAATTTGAACTTACATATGAAGTATAGGACATTGGGAGGGGTCTGTCAAGTGCTGACTGATTAGATTTCCTAATGCCTTAACATTCATAATACTTATCTATACCAGCATAAAGATTCATCATTTCTACTTTCATCTGTTTGATTTCAGTTTCTAGTCGTTCAATTCTATCTCCATAATCTTTACTTATTCTTTGAATAAGTGTATCTACAGATCTTACGGTAATGTGACTAGTCATAGATTTACTTGAATTTCAATAGGTTCTTTGGTAATTTGCTTAGACAATGAGTTAATCCAAAGTTGATCAGATGTTCCTTTTTTAATTTCTGCCTTTACGTTTTCAGTTTCATAATTCCATCCAGTATGATTATTGCTCTTGTTATATTTTTCAGTCCAGATGCCACTTGTGAAATCAACATTGTCATTTTCAAAAATATACAAATAATAGATTGGATTTTCTACAAATGGAGTCTTTTTTGCAAGACAAAAATAATAATCTTGATGCGACTCTGTGATGTAATCTATTTTATCTTGCAATGTCTTATATTTTGTAGTTCTATAACTACTCACATTTTTCAATCTCTTATCCTTGTCAATTGTTCCAGATTTTGCAGAAATGTTTAAGTGCTCATCAAATTTGTGAATTGTAAGATCTGTTCCAACCTGATGACTTGCACATTTCCAAGAAATATCAAATCCAAGAGATTTAAGTGTTAAGAATAACATGTTTTCCCAGAGTTCAGCCGTAATTGGAACAATATACTTATCATGAAATGGCTGTATATGCTCAGTTTTAAGTTTCTCTGCAAACTCTTCTCTATTCAGATTTAAATTCATATGGACCTTTACCCTCAATAGTTTTAACAAATAGTTCAGTAAATCTTTCCATTTTATCGGGATGAACCCCACCAGGATTTTCACTAATCGCCACACGAAGAATGTTTAGTTCTTTCCATTCGGATTGAGTTAGATTCATTTGATCTCCAAATTATGTGCATTCTAACACACTTGTATATTATGTATGTGATTTGTTATGATTCGTATAGTTTTTTGAATCAAGTTCTTGATATTCAGTCCAAACTGCATTATGTATAGTCATCAAATCTGAAATCCAAAATGCCTCAGGATATACGCCAAGTTCATTCATCAATCCACGATGACTGGTTCCTTCTTTTTCTGCTTTACAGATAATATAGCAAAGTGCTTCTACTGCCTTATACTTATCTTCACTAGAAAGCATATGATACCATCCTACAGACCTTTCAATACTTTCCTGATGTGCTTTTTGTAGTTCTTCATGTATATTCTTTGTTTCTGGAGAGTTTATCCAGTTTGATATTGAATTTTCCTTCATAGGTCTTCCCGGTGCAACTGCTGAAGGTTTGGGAATATGTTGTGATGCTGGTTCGTTCATTTGTTTAAATAATGATCTTACTATTTACTGTAGCACAAAATTTGATTCTTGTAAAGGGGTTTGTGCCAATTTATCAACTGTCACAGACAGTATGATCGTTAAAATGGCAATTGATATTAAAAGCTATTGCTATTTTTTTACCGTCAGAAGGTAAAACTTCATGTTGTAAATGTGAGGGGAACATAAATAATGTTCCTTCAGGTAGATTTTCAGTAGACATTTCTTCATGAAATATACGATTCATATTATGATTATAGAATACTGTGGTGTTTTTACCTTCTAAATGCAAAAGATATATTCCACTAATATTACTACATTGATGAATATGCATGGAGTGATATCCCCCATCATCATAATTGCAATACCATATAGATGTAATTTCAGATAAAGTGGGAAGCTTTAAATTCATTGTTGAAAATAAAATATCCAAATGCGGATAAATTACTTGCTTTGCAAACTCCAAATAATATATTCCATCACTTTTTCCATTTATTACGTCATAATATGAAGTAGTGCATTTATACTTATGATAATATTCTGCATTTGGTTTTGGTTTATTTTGAGATATTATTTCGGAATAAAAATAATCTTTATATTTACTGTGATTTTTTATAATATCATAGTAAACAAAATCAGTATTGAAGTTGTAAATCATTCATCATTTCTCTTTTGTTATAGAGTCTAATTTATCAAAAAATGCATCAGTGTTAATCAAATTATCAATTGCTAGTATCATTTCAGAAATATGTTTTCCAACATAAGGTTTTTCCTGTCGTGCTGCAAATGCAAGTGCATTTCGCAAATGTGATTCTGCCTCTCTCAAACTTTCTTCAACTGATTGGCTCAATGACATCTAAAATCTCCTCTGGGGGTTTAATACAATAATCTGGTAGTTTTACTCTTTCAACAATAAAGTGCCTGCATAAAATGCTAACAGGTTCTTTTGGTTTCGTCAAGTTTCTATAATGACAGTCAATAAATGAACCACATTCCAAAACAGAATAAAGTAATCCCCACATTTAAGTTGTGGGAGTAGTTCCATTTATTGGTTTTGTAAAATATTTAAATTCTTTATTATCATGTTTAAATTTTAAAGCCTCTTCTTGAGTTTGAAATTTTTCCACATATATGTTATCGTATCCTACGCGACGATACCAAACTTCAAATAAATTTTCTGAGTTTTTTTCCATTCTAATTCTCCTATTATGTTTCAGATGGGGGAGTTGGCCATACTGGCTCTCTTGGATTTTCAGTATTTTCGGGCAAGTCTCTTAATTTCTGCCTATAGATTTTCCATTGTTCAATTTGTTCTAAATTAAGAGGAGAATCTGGTAATTGAGTCCAATCGCAATTATTTAATAAGTAATTACGATTTTCCCGAAGAATTGCATCATAATCCAAATTTGCAATTCTATAAGCTTCTTCATATTTCAATCTTTGTGTTTCAGCATTAAAAACATCAATAAGTTTTTCAAATATGCCCAATTTATCAATAGGTCTATTTGGTGAAGTATCAATAAATTCAATTTCACCATGATCATCCATCCATTGAATTGCATGTACGTCTACAGGCATCCAAGAAAGATCTAAATCTAGATAACATTGACCATCAATACAAATTGTTCCGTCAATTGGAATTGCTGATATTCTCATTGAGATTCTCCCGATTCTAAAGTGTTGAGTGGAATATTTAGTGGGGTAACTGTAGCTGGAAGAATTCCTTCAGAAACTATTTGGGAATATAATCTTTGATTTTCTTGATTTGCTTTCACAACTTCGTTTCTAAAACTTTCTACAGCAGCACCTGTGGATCTTTGTTGTTGAGAATTTTCAATTGTAAGCATTGGAAGCCAAGTAATTGCACATCCCCAGTGATCCACATCTTCACCTGTATTTGGATTCATACCTCGGATTTGAGTATACCAAGAGCATTTCAGTCCAATACAGTCCTTTTTAATTAATGGGCAATAATTTCCAGGTTTGATTTGATTCATGATTTTATAATTAGTCTAATGAACACAGTATAACATCTATATATTGAATTGTCAAGTTTACTGGACCTACTGATGATGGATGAGTGTGGCTAAAACTAGCTCCAGCATTATTCATTCCAACTACTGCGGGATTCATTCTTTGTGGGTTAATATTTCCATATCTTGCACCTCCACCTTGCTGATGAACTGGACCAAAGGAATGAGAATGACTTGGAATTTGGTTTGAACTTAAAGCTAAACTAGTTACGGATCCGGTAGGAATTGTTCGGTTTGAATATATGGTAGAAAATGCTATGTTTCCCCCACTTCCACCTCCAGTAGTACCAACAAGTCGTAAACATTTATCATTGTGAGTAGTAAGTTTTGTCCACCCAGTGGGAGCAGCAGCTTGAAAAAATAATTTAACACTTGACTGAGGAACAATACCATATCTAGTAGTTAAAGTACTACTATCACTAAAAGTAATTCCATTAGCATCTAGTATAGCCATAAGATTAATTTTTAATTAAATGTACAAGAGATTACATCAATATATGAAATAGAAAAATTTGTGTTTTGGTTTACAGTATATCCATGGATGTGTGATTGTCCACCACCTGCGTTATTAAGTCCGACGGGGTTAGTATTAAAAGTTCTGGGTAAACCTCCTGCAGTATTTGCTCCTCCGGAAGTTCGCATTACTGGAACATTACTTACATGTTGATGTACCCCCATTGTATTATTATCTATGGTTGTTGCTCCAGTAGTACCCAAAGCCAAAGCTTTTGGGCTAAACATAGTAGTAAATTCTGTTGCTGCAACAATTCCTGCTCCAGTTCCACTTACCACTCGTAAAGCATAATTAGATTGTGCCGTTACTTGAGTCCATCCTGTAGGAGCACTAGCTTGATAAAATATTGAATGTGTAGATTGTGGAATAATTCCATATTTGGAATTCAAATTTGTAGTGTCACTAAAAGTAATCCCTGCGGATGTTAATATTGCCATAATGGATTATAATATTTAATATTTATTAATTGAATTGGCAGAGTATAATATCCACATAGGAAATTGCGAAAGGAAAACTTCCTGCTGTAACTGGATGACTATGTGATCCCCCTGAGCCAGCATTTCCGGTTGTTATAGGGTTTGTATTAAACGGTTGACCAAACCCCCCTCCAGTTCCTAATGGGCTACCGGTAGATACTGCAATAGCGGGAATTGTGCTGTGAGAATGAGATGCTATAGTAGTACTATCTAAAGATGTTGCACCAATAGCTCCCGGCACAGAAACTGCAGGACTATGAACTGCTGAAAACGGAAAACTTCCAGCACTACCTCCACCAGCTCCACTTACAACTCTCAATGCTTTATCATTGTGAGTTGTTAATTTAGTCCAACCTGTTGGAGCATTTGCTTGTCGTATAAGAATTATACTACTTTGAGGTATAATACCATATCTGGAATTTAAAATTGTTCCATTTCCAAAAGTAATTCCTGTAGATGTTAATACTGCCATGATACAATTTTAGATAGACTATTTAGTTTATACTAACCAAGTAATAATTGAATACCGAGTTCCTTTTTTTACTGGCATAATTTCATGGGGATACATGAAATTAGATGGAAACATAATAGCAGATCCTGGCAAAGCCCGAATCATTATAGATCTATCCATAAAAGCAAATTCTCCACCAATATAATCGTCATTCAATTGAATTGAACATGATACAGATCTTTGCTGTTCTTTAAACGAATCTGTATGTTGAACATAAAACTGACCTTCAGTATATTCTAAAAGTGAATATCCAGTATCTATTGAAATATTAAAATTTTGATGAATTTCTGCATATTTAATGCCAGCAGTTTTAACACCTTGATAAATTTGCTCATCCAGATTTGTTCTAACTTCTAAATTTTTTGATAAAATTCCACTATCACTGGTTAAGATCTGTCTACAATTTCTCATATCTAAATTAACTCCAACTGCAGTAGCTGCAAAATTCCAATCTTCACTATTTTTATATTCTTTCAAAATATCTTCGCAAATATTTTTTGGCAGAACATTATCAAATACATGAATAAAATCTTCCAGTTTTGTTTCGGGTTTAGGGACAATTAAAACTGGTGAAATTTTATTTGAACAAGTTTCAATTGGAGTTTCGGAAACATTAACGGTAGTTTTTAAATCATTTGACTCTGTGCAGTTTTCCTGATCTGTTTTATCAAAATATGCATAAGATTTTTCACCACGACTTCTTACATAATGTAAGAATGCCTGAGCATACCATTCTCCAGCATATTCTTCTCTCCAATGAGATGCTTTACATCCAAGATACATCATTGCATCTCCTGGATTTAATTGAATTGAACGTTTTTCTCCCTGAGGAGTTTCAATCCAAATTGGCCAAGAAGCATCACCACCCAAATGTAAAGTTAAAGAAATTTCGCAAGCATCTCTATCAACATGAGAATTTAAAATACTTTGATTTTTATAAATTCTAGAATACACATATGTTGGGAGAACAGTTTCTTCCAACTGTTTAGAAACTTCTGGAGTTTTTTCGCAAAGAAGTTCTAAAAATGAAATATAATTATAATTTGAGGATGAAAGTGGAACTTGGTCATCTCCAGAAATATTGTTATTACTTACAAAGTTTTTAAATTCTTCTGCAAGATTTTTAGCCCGAGAATAATTAATAAAATTTGGAATTACCAAATAATTATTTTCCTTTAAAAACGAGTTCATTTTAAATCACCTGCTGTATTATGTATAATGATTTTTTTCATGATATAACTCCCATCACCATTATCAATCCATTCCACAGTATCTCCCTCTTTGAGATTTGCTGCTTCTAGTAAATCTTCAGGAAGATTGATTACATATTCTTCCAAGTCATCACTTACTTCAATAGGAAGTTGCCACTTGACTACTTTATCTTCTTTATGATGAATACCATATTCCAAATCACTATGTCCCCAAAGAGGCGTAGATGGTTCATAATATTCTCTTTCTTTTATTGCATCATTATATAAATCCTTTTCAAGCACTGTTGGATTTGGTTTTACATAATCTTTTATCAAATCAAAAGCTCTTTGAGCCTTTGTATAGTTTGATTGATGATACTCAACTATTACTGAAATAGATTCAAGAATCGTATCATAAATCTCATCAGCAGTTACTGTATCATCATTCAAGGCATCGCACAGGAAATCTTGAATTTGCCTCAAATTGTATTCTTTATTCATTTGTTGTCTCCAATAATTAGGTTTTCAAGGTAATTCAGTCTTACTTCAATTCGGTCAATAATATTATGAAGTTCATAGAGAGAGTTTGTATTTCTAACATTCTCTTCTTCAAGTTTTGAAAGTCGTTCTTCACTTGTTGGTTTATACATCATTTGATTCCATATTTGCGAAAGTATGCATTGTATCTCAGAAACCTTGTAACTGATGGGGTTCTATTCAAACTCTCACAGCATTCTAGGTATGATAGCCATTCGTACCAGGGGGTTGTAGAATCAAGAACATGATTCATTTTTATAAGACACCAAACATTGTTTCAATTTCAATTTAGCACGATCTATGTATTTTGTCAAGTGATCTTTATCCTTGAAAAAACAAACCTTAAATACCTTACCGTCCATATGTTCCAGACGAACTGGAAATTCTTCATATGGAAAAAGCGAGTCTGATTTTTTCTGAACCCCCTTTCCTTTAGTCATCATCCAACTCCACATCTAAGGTCAGCAAAAGGTTTGATTTCGTAACCGTTGATGTTCATAAGAGTTGTTTGTGTATGAGAGTATTATAAGGCATCAGGGTCTGGAGAATGGCGAACTGTTCAGCGGTGAGGTTCATCATCGTTCAGATACTCATGTTGGTGGGCTTGCCATCGTAGCAGAGTTGGAATACAGGATGGTGTGATACCCATAGTCTGTAGCACTTCTTCAAACCAATCTGCTGTAGCATCAATCACTGCTTGTGCTTCTACCCCCTCATTAGGTGGTGCTGTTTGAAGAACATTTTCAATCATCTTGAGTAGTTTAGTTTTATCCTTGCAATCTTTAGTCATCAGTCTGTCCTCAAAGTCCAGTGTTGAATATAAGTAAGCCAAGGTTCATCTTTTTGTTTCATTTTAGCATACCAGTGCCGTCCAAACTCATCCAGAGCATCAAGATGATGAACTCCATGAGTATCAATCGCACGAGTAATATATTTGAATGTTTGTGGTTTAGTCATCGTTGCCCTTTTCCAGTCGTTCAATACGAGTCATCATCTCTGTGATAATATGAATCAAAGAACGATAGTCAATTGATTCTACATCATCACCATTCTCCATGTCAACATAGTTGGTGTAGAGAAGTTCATAAGTAAGGTCTCGTTCAGTCATAGGTCTCATCACTATAATTTACATAATGTATCATACCAGAAAGATCACCTGTTTTCAAGTGCCCCTGTTCCAGTTTGGGAAGTGTCCTCTCAGTCATCATAATTTAAAATATTAAGTAAAATTATTTTTTTGAGACAACCAACCAGTACAA